GGATTAGCAGTAATAACTCCTGCAGGTCTTGGTGTATTCCAAGTAGAAAATCCCCATGCACCGGCTCCCCATCCATTACCAATTGTTGTAATATCTGATCCTATATTTATTTGAAATGCTGCACCTGAAGCTGTGCCAGATGTTGTAACAACTCCTGGTGTTCCAATTGTAGCTACATCTATTGTAAAGTTATTAGAATCTATAATATTTTGAATCTCAAATTCTTGAGCCATACTAGAATTAGTAATGTTAACAACACTAACTCCTGTAACTCCTGAAAATGTAACAAAGTCTCCAGCGATTGCACCATTAGATGTTGCAAGAACGTTAACTATTGTTGTGCCTGATGTGAATGTAAATACTGCTGGAATAGTAGTTGATAGAGGTGTGATGTCATAAAAGTTGTTATCGTAATAAGTATATAATTTTCTATCTGTACCAATGATTGCTAATGAGTCTCCTGCTAAATCTGTATAAGTGTGAATATCTCTTGCAGCACCAATTAAATTAGTACCAACGGCAGGTTCCCAACCACCTATTTTTTCAGGAACACCGTACCTAAAACGCACGTTATCACAATCAACCCAACCACCTTCTGCGCCATATTGAGTGTTTTGTTTATCGATTCCTGGTCTAAATTGTAGTTTATTAATTGGCATAAGCTATTCTTATACCACCAAATTCGTTGATTTATACTATTTTCTTAACGGTGGTATTCCTAGTAAAGGTCTTTTATCATATAAATTAGAATCTGCAAACTGTCCATTTACATGGTTATAATGCAAGAAAACTTGAGCACAAATGTTTCCTGTAAACTCTTCTCGCCAATGTTCTAATTCACAACCTGAATAAACTAACATATCACCCGGTTCTAAATCTACTCTTATGCCTTTTGGTGCATTTGGTTTCATTATATTCTTATATTCATCAATTACATTATTACTTCCTGTTGTATCTAAATAGATAGCCCAAGGATCGCCACCTAGATTTAATGTTGTAGATATCTCACAAGATGGTCTATCTTTATGTCTCTTTAATATAGAACCTTTCTCGTACACGCGCGCGTACGAGTACGTAGGTATTAAATTTAAATTAGTTTCTTTTTTCATAATAGGCATTACTTTCATTAATAATGCTTCCATAGCAAAGTCTGCATAATGAGAATATACATTTGGAACCTGTTGATCTTTCCACGTTCCGAATAATGAATTTTCAGCAATGATGTTATTGCTATACATATAGTTAACAGCATCACGTTTAAGTAAGAAGTAGTTAAATATAAAATTAGCAAGATCGTATGGTATTGCTTTTTTAATTACTTGATATTTATTCTGGGCGAAGCTCATGCTTGCATACCTGCTTGTAAAAAATTAAAGGATACAGATATTCTTATATCATCAGATTGATTAGGATCAACACAGTGATTTAACCATGATGGAAACATAATTAATCTTCCTGCAATTGGTTTATAATGAACTTCTCTCCATAAATAAGATGGAAGTTGACCTTCTTTTCTTCTTGGATGAGTCATCGCTGCAACTGATTTTGGATCTTCACATTTTAAATGACCACAATTTTCTGGTGTCTTGATATAATAAACTCCAGACCATAATGAATTAGGATGCATGTGTGGTCTATTAAAACCACCTTTGTAATTTATATTTGCCCACATATTACCAAGGAATGGTTCGTTATCTAATAACTCTTCTTTGTAAATATGAAATTGTGCTTTAAATAATAAATCAACAAGATCTATATATTCTGGAAGTTTATGCATATTTGTTTCACTATGCCATCCATTCATATTAGTTTTTTGAAGACCTTTGTCTCGTTTAGACCATTCAATAATGTGATGTTCTAAATGTTTATTTAATTGTGGACTGCCAACATCAGCAACATAGATTGGAGTTGCAAAGAATAATTCTCTATTCATCATTTAAATGGTGTACCGCCAAACCACATGACAAGTGATTTTCTTGTACCTTTTGTAATGGGTATAACTCTGTGTCTAATATAGCTTGCAAAGAATATTGCTTGTCCTTGTTTAGGTCTTGCAATCTTTCCATCTGACATAAGCTCTAATCCACCACCTTCAAATTCTGATTCATGTGATAATAAACAAGTCATAGATATTTTACGAACCGGTGGTTCATTTGTACAATTAACATCTGAATCTATATGCCAATCATAAAATCCACCTGATGGATATTCTGTATACTGTGCGGGTTCTGTTATTTGCATTCCTTCAAATCCAAAATGATTGCCATTAGTTTGAAGCATAATTCTCTCTAATGTTTTATACATTTCAGGTAATTTATTAAATGGTATCCAACTAATATGTGAAGTTCTAACCTTTGTATCTACCACACCTCCTTTACCTCCTCCAACCTGTCCACTTTCTTTTGGTTCAGATTGACCTGCATTTATAATTAATTGACATTGTTCTGGTGTAAATATTGGTGAAGTTGTCTCTACAATCAACGACTTCCAACGTGGTTCTGTTATTATCATTGTGCTCCTCTGTTAGCTATTGGATCATAAAGAACATCGCAATTAGCTGCTAATGTTCTTCTTGTGTCATTTGTTCCATTGAATGGATAAACACAGTGTCTCATGTCATATGGAAAAATATAAAAGTCTCGTAGTTCCATTGGTGGTTGATAATCTACTTTTGCAAACTGACCATTCGTTGCACCTAGTATTTGTAGTTTTCCATTTTGTGGAGCTTGTTCTGCTGAATATTCTACACCATAAGTATTTGGTAATTTTAAAATCATAACTGAAGATAGACCTGTGAACAAATTACCTTGGTGAACGTGAACGGGGTTGTATTCATGAGCTTTCATTTCATTAACCCAGATTGAATTTAGATGAGTTTGATATTTTCTAATATGATTAAATTCTAAATAATGTTTAAACATTTCCATAAACCATTGTTTAACATTCAGTGGTAAATGATCATGTCTTTTCATTTTAGATTCATCTTCTCCATTATAAAATAAAGAATGTTCGTTTTTAATTTTACCTACTAATTGCTTATTAGCTGGATAAAGTTCATTAAATCTTTGTTCATATATGGAATTGATTGCATGAAATATATCTAACGGCGTTTCATAACGCATGACACATTGACCTAAAAACGTGAAATTAAATTTCATAATCCCATTTCTTTTCTAATCTTTGTTGCAGATATTTCTTGTATTTCTTTTGGTAATACAATCTCTTCAATCTTATAACCAACGTCTCTACCATAACAAATATTTGTAATATTAGGTACTTTGATAACATCAAATTGACCAACGTAATCTTTTAATTTTTCTTCAATACGTTTTTTAATATCTTCAAATACAAATGGATTATTATCTGTTTGTGGCATTGATCTAACCATAATAACAACTTGCCCAGTCTTCTTTAATATTTCTTTAAATAAAGCTAAATGACCATCATGGAATGGTTGCCAACGTCCAAGCATCTGTGCTGTTGGTTTAGAGTAATCCATGTATCTCCTTTATTATGTTATCGTAGTTAAAATCTTTTATCTCAAAGTCTACTTTTTTAGGTTTCTCAAATACTTTATTCGTATCTTCAAATCTTCCTTTATCAATTGTATTCATCCAAATTTTCATATCATAGAAAGATCTATAAGATTCAAATGGACAAACAAAGTCTACAACAACATGATTAACTGCAAGATCACACATAGTCATCATACGATTAGCTTGTCGTTTACGACCATTCTCTGTAAAATCCCAATCTTCAAATAACTTTCTAATTTCATCAGCATTGAAGTGTGGTATCTTTTTATCTGTCACTAATTTTTTAGCAAATGTAGTTTTGCCTGATCCTGGTAATCCAAATATTAATATCTTCATTAAAATTTTATATGTCCATACGCATCAACAATGCTTTTAGGCAATTGTGATCTGTAAGGATTATCTTCCTTTCTTATATCTTCTCTAATAGTATGCATTCTATTTCCAACCACTGTATCGTCGTAACCTATACCATTTATTTTAAATTGATTCAAGGATTTATAGTTATGATTAAATCTAGGTATTTTTAAAAATTCATATATTTTGTTTATCTCAATTTCTGGTTGATTTACTAAATCATCATATTTTAAATAATGACATAGATCAAGATAATTATAAGAATTTTTTATAGCTTCTAAATCTTTTGCAATCGCACCATCTTTATTCATGAGCATCCAAAGTTTTTCCTCAATAGTTTTTTTACCATATTTATGAACAAAGCTTGTTGGTTCTTTTTCAAACCATTTAATATAAGATGCAAGAACATCTAAAACATCTCTTAAAATAATAATGCATTTAAAGGGACGTCTGAAATGTTTACTAATTAACATAAAATTACCAGGTGTCATTACAGGTCCACGGTCAATAATATAACGCTGCGGCCAGTCTTTATAATAAGTATCAAATACAATATCTAATACGTTATCTAATGATTTATGATCTGGATAGTTTTGAAATACATCTGTCTCTTTAAGTAAAAACAAATCCTTCATTATCTCTAATGTAATAGAATTAGGTGTTACAGCGATATCTGGATTTTGATTCATCAACGAACCAAATAGAGTATTACCGGATCTAGGTAATGCTACTAAAAAGAATAATTTTTTACTTGGATTCTTGTCCGAATGTAGGTTGTCCAATTGCTTTCTTCTCATCATGTTTAAGTAATCCTAATTCTTTCTTAACTCTTTCAATAGTTTGTAATTGTCCAAGAACATTGAATACTTCTGGTTGAGAAGATCCAGGTGTCAATGTTTCAGCTTTATTCTTCATGATCTGGTGATATGATTCTAATTGATGAGTATTTACATTTTTAGTATCAAATGATCCATCATCAAATTCTTTTTTTAAATTAGACCACATATTAATTTCTCGCATACGATCTCTCGCAACAAGTTCCATATTTGCTTGTGCATAGATCTTTTCATCTAAATCTATTTTATAACATTCTAATTTATATTCATCAGTTTCAGTTTCTAATTTCTTTTCTAACCATTTAATCTTTGCATCATTACGTCTGTAATCAAAAGATAATGACATTAAATTTTCTAAAAATACGTTTTGTTCTCTAACACATTGCCAGTATTTAGAAGATACCGTTGGATACTTTGCATCTTGTAATACTGAAATTCTAGCTTCTGTTTCTGTTCGAAATATTTGTTTTTTTGTCCACGTATCACGAAGTTCCTCAACCATTCCTTTGAATGCGTTAAGATCATTTGGATCAAGTAGATTATTTAAGTGAATCTCTTCTTGTTGTATTAAGCTCTTTATATTTCTCTTCTCTGTCATTGAGAAGGATATAATACTTTACTATGAAGTTGTCAAGGTAGAAGCGGTTGCTGTAGTTTGTGGCCCTGTAAATTCTTCTGTTAATGTAGCTACACCTGGAGTTGGAGAATATCCTCCCATTCCTAATCCTGCAGCTTGAGTTCCTGTTGGAGAAGAAGATAAATCTGCTCTTGCTGTAGTCATAGGTGGAGCAGATGTCCAAGCAGTTCCATCATATAATTCTGTTAATCCACTTACAGCATAACTAGGAGTACTATTAAAAATAGATCCACCAAATACCACTGTTGAGGTTTGAATTCCAGCACTTCCACTAGTTCCTCTAGCTGTGTTTAAAGATCCTCCAGATGTCCAAGCACTTCCATCATACTCTTCTGTATTTGATAGTACTGTTGTTCCATTATAACCACCTGCCCCTAATCCTGCAGTTTGAGTTCCTGAACCTGATAAATAATTTCTTGTTGTACTCATATTTCCTCCTGGACTCCAAGTAGAACCATCATATTCTTCTGTTACATTTGTTCTAGTTATAGGAGTATATCCACCAAATCCTAATCCTGCAGTTTGCGTTCCTGCACCTCCAAAAGTTCTTCTAGCTGTTCCCATATTTCCTCCTGGGGACCAAGTTGATCCATTAAATTCTTCTGTAGAACTTGAATTAGCTGGGCCTGGAACTAGTCCACCAAAAGCTAATCCTGCAGTTTGTGTACCCGCTCCTGCTAATAATCTTCTACCAGTTGTTAAAGAACCTGTAGGCGACCAAGTAGTTCCATCATATTTTAAAGTTGCAGTTGATGCAACTGAAGGTGGTGTATTTCCTCCAAACATTAATGCCGCTGTTTGTGTTCCCGCTGTTCCCATTTGTGTTGTTCCTGTAGGCAAATTCCCGCCGCTCGCCCAAGCACCCGTGGCTGGGGAAAAAATTGTTGAGTTGAATTCTTCTGTGTTTGCGACTACTGTAGTTGTAAATCCACCAAAAGCTAAAGCTGCAGGTACTGTACCTGCTCCACCTAATGCTCTTCTTGCTGTTGCCATAGGTGGTACTGATATCCAAGAAGTTCCATCATATTGTTCTGTGGTCGCTGTATTTGCTGTTGTAATACCACCAAAAGCCAAACCTGCTGTTTGTAAACCTGCTCCTGCTAAATATGATCTTGCTGTGTTTAATGATCCTCCAGCTGTCCATGCTGAACCATCGTATTCTTCTGTTGCATTAATTATACCAGCAGGAGGACTATCCCCACCAAAACCTAAACCTGCAGTTTGAGTTCCTGCTCCTGCTACTCCATATCTTGCTGTTGCTAAATTTCCTCCTGCTGTCCACGCTGATCCATCATATTCTTCAGTGTTAGCAACATTTGTTGTTGTATAACCACCAAAAGCTAATCCCGCTGTTTGAGTTCCAGCTCCTCCTGATGCATATCTTGCGGTTCCTAAATTTCCACCTGGCCCCCATGTTGAACCGTTGTATTCTTCTGTTGCGGCTACTGTTGCTGTGCCTGGTGCTGGATTACTTGATCCTCCAAATCCTAAACCTGCTGTTTGTGTTCCACAACCTGCTATTTTTCTTCTTGCCGTTGTTAAATTTCCACCATTTGACCAAGTATATCCAGAATATTCTTCTGTTGCGTTTGTGTTAACTGTTGTAAATCCACCAAATCCTAAACCTGCTGTTTGTGTACCACAACCTGCTATAAGTGATCTAGCAGTCGTCATATTACTTCCTGCCGACCACGCTTTAATTTGTACTAATGATTTTAATGTACCTGATGTAGAGTTATACCACACCTGTCCCTCATTACCCGTATTGAGTGTTGGGTCTGAACTTAAGTAGTTGACTCTGTATCCTGCTAACTGATTATAGGTCGTCATGTGATTGACCTACGGTAAAGTTATAGCAGTCGGTCTTTGATTGAATCCTGGTCTATTTTTTTGTTCGTCTGGTAAAGCGTCCCACAAAGCTTGAGCCGCTGTAACTTCTGCATCAACAATTGCTTGTGCTTCTGCTTTAGTTTTTTCAACTCCGTTTTTCTCTGCTAACCATAGAGCTCCTTTTTCAGAATTTCCGACTACCCAAACGTTGCCTGGGAATCCTCTTAAAAAAAAGTTTCTTCTATCTTCTGCAGTAAAAAAACCTTTGCCTGTGTTAGTTGCTGTACCATATATAAAAAGTGCCATATTTATGCTCCTTGGTTAGTTATTATAAGTCAATTTATTCATAATGTAAACTAACTTGTTGTAATGGTTTTTGTTAAAAATGATGGGTCTGTAAACTCTTCTGTTGTTGCTGAAAGTGATCCTGAAGTTCCACCAAAAGCTAAAGCTAACGTTTGAGTTCCTGCTCCACCTAATTGACTTCTAGCAGTTGCTAAAGAAGCACCATTAGTCCAAGAAGTTCCATTATAAAATTCTGACACTGCTACATAAGTACTAGGGGGTGTAACTCCACCAATTGTTAAAGTTGCTGTTTGCGTTCCCGCACCTGCTGAAGAAGTTTTAACTGTATTTAAAGATCCACCTGTAGTCCAAGTACTTCCATCATATTCTTCTGTATTTGCAACTATAACCTCTGGTGGAAAAAGAGTTCCTCCAAAAGCTAAAGCTGATGTCTGTGTTCCTGAACTGGCTAAACGATATCTTGCTGTTCCCATAGCTCCACCTGCTGTCCAAGCGGAACCATCATATTCTTCTGTTGCTGTTGTAGTTGCTGGAGGTGTAATAAGTCCACCTGCTGCTAAACCCGCTGTTTGAGTTCCTGCTCCTCCAAGAAGTCTTCTTGCTGTTCCTAAACTTCCTCCAGGAGACCAAGTAGATCCATCGTACTCTTCTGTGTTAGCAACACCTGCTGTTACAAATCCACCAAATACAAGTCCTGCTGTTTGTGTACCTGCTCCAGGTAATTGTCGTCTTGCCGTTCCCATATTTCCACCACCTGCCCATGCTGATCCATCATATTCTTCTGTGGCAGTAGAATTTCCAGGTGTTCCACCACCAGCTGCTAAACCAGCAGTTTGTGTGCCTGCTCCTGCTAAAGCATATCTCGCCGTTCCCATAGTTCCACCAGCAGCCCACGCACCACCGATATTTAAATTACTCTTAAATGTTCCCGAAGTTGTATTATACCAAATTTGTCCTTCAATATCGGAGCTCGGATCTGAACTGTAGTTCTTAACGTATTTACCAAAAATTTCTTTGTATGTTGTCATATTATGATGTTGTTATTTTTTTAACTGCTAGTGTTGCTCCTGTAAATTCTTCTGTAATAGTAACTCCTGGAGGTGGATTTCCACCAAACGCTAAACCATCTATTGAAGTACCTGCTCCTGCTAAACCATATCTTGCAGTTCCTAATGAAGTGCTTGTTGTCCAAGAAGATCCATTATATAGTTCAGTTGCTCCTGAACTACCTGGAGTAAAACCACCACAAGCAATTGCAGCTGTTTGAGTTCCAAAACCTGCTAAAGCATATCTTGCCGTATTTAAATTTCCTCCTGCTGTCCATGTTGATCCATCATATTCTTCAGTTAAGTTTGAAACAGGTGGAGGTGAACTTCCTCCAAAAGCAAGTCCAGCTGTTTGTGTACCACAACCTGTAAGATCACCTCTACTTGTATTTAATCCTGTTGGATTATTTGACCATGTTGATCCATTATATTCTTCAGTTGCTGCTGTATTGCCTGGAGCAATATAACCACCTGCTCCAAAAGCCGCTGTTTGAGTTCCTCCTGATGCTAAAAAACCTCTTGATGTATTTAAATTTCCTCCTGGTCCCCAACTTGTACCATCGTATTCTTCTGTAGAGTTACTAACTCCTAATGGTGCTCCACGAAATCCTCCAAATGCTAATCCTGCTGTTTGAGTTCCTGCTCCACCTAGACCACCTCTTGCTGTTGTTAAATTTCCACCAGGTCCCCAAGTAGATCCGTTGTATTCTTCTGTAGAACTGGTTAATCCAGGATTGTAAGATCCAAAACCAAGAGCTGCTGTTTGAGTGCCTGCTCCTCCTGGATATCTTTTTGCAGTCGTCATGTTACCACCAGCTGCCCAAGCAGCAAGTGTTAAATCATAACCTTTCAAAACTCCAATTGTATTATTATACCAAATTTGACCAAGTTCTGGATTTGTAGGATCTGATGATACTGACTGAATTGCAGTACCGCGTATTTCTTTAAAGGTTGTCATTCAAACCTCCTTAATTATTCTGTAATAGCCAACCTTGAGTATTATCCGTAAACACTAATGTAAGTCCAGCTCTTTCAGTTGCGACAGTTAAATCCGTTGCCGAACCTTGAATGGGTTTGCCATTTCTTGCAATGGTTAAATTATTTGTGTCAAATGTGCCAGCGTAATCAATAATAGATACAAAGTCTCCAAGGACAGGAGATGCTGGTAATGTTGCTGTGATTGTTGTTGAAGTTGTGTCTATAAAATAACCTTCTCCTGCTGTAACGTTAAAGTTTGAAGTTTTAACCGCTTGCCACGAAGCGCCGCCAGAAATATCTCCAAAGGATGCTGTAGTTCCATCTGTTGTTAACACTTGTCCAGTAGTACCCATAGTAATACCACCGAATGAACCATTATTATTAAATTGAATTTGTTTATCTGTTCCGCCTGGTGTTGTATCTGGAATCGCAGCGATAACTGAAGTTGTAGCTGGATTTACGATTACATAGTTTTTAGAACCTGTTTTAACAGTAACGGTTGTTGAACCTCCAGAAGATATAATAGCTGTTCCACCTGAATTGTTTATGATGACATAATCTTTTTCAATGTTTGGAACTGAAACTGTAACTGTTGTTGCTGATAATGAACCTGATAAAATAATTGTTTTATTTCGCCCAGCTTCATCTGTAAATGTCGTAGAAGTTGCATTTGATGTAAATGCTAATGTAGTATTGCCTGTTAGTGTTATTGTTACAACACCTGAAATCGCATTATCTATTTCTTGTAAATTGACGTTAGTTAATTCTCCCCATGTTCCGGAGTTTTCGCCAGTCGCTTGTAGGTTTAAACCTAAATTACTAAATGTACTTGCCATATTAGATTCTCCATATCACTTTTATTGTTATATTTCAATCCAATTTTGTCCTGTGATTGGATTTATAGCAGACCAGCTTTGACCTGTTGTTGGATTTATAATATTCCAGCCATATATAATAGGGCTTCCTGAACCTACTGTCAATTGATTTGAGGAAGGTATTATTACCTGATCTGTTGAAAGTATTACATTTCCAACCCCTACCGTTACTTGATTTCCTGTAACAAAATATCTTGATTCTATGTTAACAGTGCCTACATTAACCGTTACACTAGAACCAGTTGCTGTGACTCCTAATCCTAGTGAAAAAGTAGGATTACCAACTTGAACATTAACTTGATTACCTATTACATCTATAAAATTTTTACCACTTATTTCAACATCTCCTACAGATGTGACAACACTTGAACCTGTTGCTTGAATAACTGTTGGTAATTGAATAACAACTTGCCCCGTTCCTATTTGAACGCTTGAACCAGTTACTGTAAATACATCATCTAAACTAAATGATACTGTTCCAACATTAATATCTAATTCTTCACCAACAACTGCATCTGTTACTGATCCACCAGCAAGAATATTTGGACTTTGAACAAGTAAATTTAATAAATTTGTGGTCGCATCAACATTAGATTTTGCAGTGACAATGGCATCACCAATCGTTAATGTTAAATTATTTCCGGTAACTTCTACAATTGCTTTACCAGCAAATGTAATAGTACCTGTTTGAACTTGTAAATTATTTCCGGTTAAAGCAACTTCTGCTTTACCTACTATAGAAATGGTTCCTGAATTTAATGATAGAGCATCTATTGGAACTGATTGATTCCACGCTCCTTCGCCCCACGTAACTCTGCCCCAACCTTGTGCTACACCGACTTCAACAACTACATCAGTAGTCTGTTGACCCCATTCGCCTTGACTCCATGGATGTATGCCCCAAGTATTATTAGCCATAATTTTTTATGGCGAACTACTACGATATTCTCAAGATTGCGCTTGTTGAATTCGCTGCTGGGAACTGAATAGTAAAGTCGCCGTTCGTTGAAGTTTTATCACCACCGAAATCTAATACTACAACTGCTTTGCTTCCGTTGGATGTATTATAGATTAACGCACACGCTGCAGTAATAGTTGCTGTTGTAAAAGTTACATCGTTAAAATCTACGAATGCAACATTCTGTGCAACTGTTGGTGAAATATTTACAAGAGTTGCTCCTGTAGCAGTATAACCTGTACCTGTTACTTCAACACTTGATCCGATTGTTGCGTTATAAACTGTAGTTGTTGCTGCTGCAAAACCTGAAACGGTATTGTATAAAGCTAATTTAAATGTATCGCCTGTAGAAGCTGTAAAATCGTGAATCGCTTCAAATAATTCTTCTTTAAAACTATCTGGTACTATGTTTGCCATATTAACTCCTTATTATTTACTTGGTGGCGGCGAGTCTACTACAACTCTAGGTTCTCCGTCAACATATTCGTCTCTTCTTCTTCTACCTGTCTGTTCAACACCAAATGATTCTCTGGCTTGTTGATAAGATTGTTCATACACTTGTATCATATTATCAGGACCTTTCAAGTATTTATATGTTTCAACTAAAGAACCATAAAGAAGTAAATCTTGGGCAAAAGTAGATATATAAGTCGTTGAAGTTGCTGAATTACCAGCAGTTATAGAAGTTCCTTGTGAATAATAAGCAATATTAATTCCATAAGCTGTATTAGGAGTTGGTGCTACAAACCAAGTTGTTTCATTGAAATTTGCATAATATTTTGGTTTATCATAATAAGTAGAATTACCAGGTAAATTATTAAATTCTGACATGTAAGAACTATCTTTCTGTTCTACGATAGAAGCTTCATTTGTTCCTGGTGTAATCATTTCAACATATCTAATATTACGAAGTCCAGATGGTACAGAAATCGTAGTTGTTCCAGCTGTTGTTACAGCACTTGCATATAATCTAAAAGCGTCAATATTTAATTCTCTATAAATTCTATTTTCTGCATTTTGTACAACTACAGAAAGAGTAGAATCGGATAATCCATTACTATCTACTTCTGTGTAGTTTCTAATTTGAGTTACTAATTGTGAATACGTTAGTGCCATATTATATTGTCTCCGCTGTCGCCGATCCGCCGCCAATGGTTGTATTTAATAAACCAGTTCCTGACGATGCGTTAAAACGATAATTATCTAAATTAACAACTGTTATACTATATCCAGTTGACGTTGTTAAGACTGATTGTTGAAATCCGGAAGAAGTTAAAAAAGCATTCACCACTGTTAAATTTTGAAATCGAACAGTATTACCTGTAAATTTGCCATGATTTGGTTGATTCACTTGTATTGTAGAACTACCTGCTGTAACTTCAAAAGCATTATTAGGGAGTGCAACTGCAGAAGGACCAACTGAAGGTTGTCCACCAAAGTTCCCGCTCGCGCTCGCGAGAGTCTGTCCGTTGATTGTATATTGATTAGTATTAACTACTGTTAATGAAAATCCAAGTGTTGTATTTAACATTGCATTAGTAAATCCATTTACCGCATTTACATTTGTAAATATAATTTTATTTCCTGTCGTTTTTTCATGACCTGGTTCATTAACTAAAATAGTAGAACTACCTGCCGTTGATAGTAATGGATTAAAAGCTAATAGCACAACTGATAAGGGCTCTACACGATCTGGTCGTGCGTTGAGCAATCCTTGCGGATCGTTGCCTGGTACTTTCGGTTCTAATTGAGGTTGTTTAGGTTCGTATTCACTATAATGAACAAATGATCCATTCCACTCGGTTACCATTTCGTCGTACGGGAATCGTTGGCCAGATCGATCTGATATGGCGTAAGACTTCTTACCTGTAGCAAAAGTTGTCATTATACACCATCTCCATAGAATGTTTTTGGTGATATAAATAACGAGGTGCGTTGACCGTCTTCTGTTAAAGCTCTTTGTAATTCATCTTCATAAATTAATCTTAACATATCTGTTTTTTCAGGTTTGTAAGTAATGCTTAAATAATAAGCAAGTCCTGAAGTTAAACATGGTAAAAATCTAAATACAACATCTGGAGTATTTGTATATCTTCCACCATCTTCAATTCTTGCAAGATAATAAAATCTTAATTGATAATTGCTTGGTGTTGATGAACTAGAAAATCCAGATCCTGGTGTTTGATATAAAAATATACTTGGGCTGTATGTTCTTTGAACATAATATTGTGAAGGTGTTCCTTGTGATAATTTATTAGGTAGCGCTGCATATGCAGATCTATCTATTTTAGTTAATGAGGTATCTGTTGGTAATGAAGCATTAGGTGAAGTATTATTTCTAATATAAGCTTCTAATACATCGTTAATATCGTTTGGATAATTTGCAGGATCACTAGTATAGCTATATTCAGCTTGGCCCAATACTAAAGGGATCGTGGCTAATTTTACTTTCCATAAATGAACGCCTCTATTATCCCACTCCGATAATAAAATATTTAAATTTCTTCTTGCTACTTTTAATTGATTACCTGATCGAGTTGATCCAATACCTACACGTCCATAAGCTTCATCAAAAAGCTCATCTAATTCAAGATTGAAACTTGTAGTTCCGGAAGTAGTCATCTACTCTCCTACTTGTCTATAAATAATATCGCCGTTAAAGATGAAGCGTTAGCTGTTACACCAATACCATCTACAATTCCAGTTCCATTATTTTGAGCATATAAAACTCCGTCCTCTGGAATATTTAAAGTTTCAGTTTGCCCTGCTCCAACAGATACTGTAAAAAATACTTGTGTATTAGTTGAAGAACTAACAGTTGTAGCATTTGCTAAACCATTAATAACTAATGTTCCTGAACTTCCTGTTGATTGAACAACATATCCTCGAAGTCTTGTTCTTCCAGTAAAAGCAACTGCACTAGCAGCAGCAATATAAACTGGTTTTACATCACTTTTGTAACTCATTTTATCTCCTTATATTAATAGAGCTCCCGAAGGAGCTCCATTAAAAATTAATTAAGCTGGACCTATTTCACCAGGTTGTGCAGTTTGGTCAGCAAATGTATATACAAATACACCTGTAACGTTTCCTGAACCTGCTGTGCTTCCAACATTAGCAACAACTGTTGTATTAGCTGGAAGACCAGTAGCAATAACTGAAGCTCCAGTCATTAATACTGCTGCTCTAGCACCAACAACTAAATTTTGTGCAATACTAGTTGCATTAGCTGCTGAACCAAAATTAATAGTTGCAGTTGTAGTTGTTCCTGCTGCTGTTAAAACTATAAAATTAGTTGGTATAGCTCCTTGTGGTAACACGAATGGAGCGTTAGCGTTTACTGTTGCTCCAACAGACACTGCAGTTGCAGTTGCTGTTGAACTCAAGAAAGTAATAACTTCAGAAGCAATTAGAGTTCCTGGTGTAACACCAGAATTTCTATCTTCTCCTCCGTAAGTTCTTACGTATCCTTGAAATGTACTTTTTGTAGTCATCTTATTATCCTCCTATTAATCCAATGCAGTCATTAGGCAATGTCGACTATACGCGTCTACATCAGATGTTAATGTATAGTATGTTAAATATAGCTTAATTTTTTAAAAAGAGCAAGAGGTGGCTTAAGTTTCTCTCACTTTTATTCCAATTATATAACTAGTTTAGCTAGCTATAAATGCTGGATCTTCTTCTTCGCTTAAAACAAGGTTATTTTCTTGTCTAGCGGCTTCAAGATCCTGTTGAAGAATTTGTCTTTTGACTTCCTTCAACTCAACGTCTAACCACTGCATATCAGTCGTTAGTTTTCCCTGTTCAAGATAAGACTTGTTCCACTGTGATTCCAAGTCTATTTTCTTGGCCAGAAGTGATTGGGACAATGATGTCACGTTCAACCTCCTCATAGGTTATATAGAAAAAATTACTAATCTGTTTAGGACTAATCATTTTTTCTAATTGCTCTTTACTTGTTTTTCCCAGAAAGTCAAGTACTTTCTGATGTAACATTTCTGTAACAGAAATAGGTTCAGATTCCAATGTAAATTGGATTTTTATGCCTTCTAGAAATACTTTTATTAGGTAGGTTTTCATCTTCTCACGGATGTTATTATAGTGAATTATAGGGCGAGTCAAGCCCGCCCTATAATAAAAGTCTTTACGCTGATCCTGATGAACCGAATGCACCTCTAGGGTCAGAAAAGCCGAAGCTGTATCTTTCTCTAGCTTTGTATCTAACGTTACCAGTTTCAAAGTCACCTTCCATCGATGTTCTGATAGGAGATCTTTCGAAATACTTTAAGCCATTTGGTACATCTGTAATGATAAAGAATGCATCAGAGTCAGTTAAGAAATGGTTCACAACATAACCTTGTGGAATCATTCCTTTGTTTTTGATTGCATTGATATCATTGTCAGCTGTTCCAACTCTACCAGCAGAAGACATTAATCTGTCTGCAGTAAATTGTTGTTCAGAAGGGATGATTAATTTCATTCCTTGAGCAGCAATTTTTAAACCTCTTTCATCTGTGAAAGCAGCGATGTCAATTAAAGACTGCTCTAAAGATGTTTCATTTAAATCAGCTTGTGTTGCAAGCGTGTTTCTAAATGATCCAGAGATTGTAGCGTGAGTCGTAGAGAATAAAGGAGATCCGTCACCACCTAAAAAGTTAGTGCTGAATCCATTATTCAATACGTTAGCCGCAGTTACCTGCTTTGTATTCGCCATTGATCTAGCTAATGCTTTTGTATATCTAGACGCTAGTCTGTCATACAAGTTATCCTCGATCGCTTCTTCAGTGATCGCGAATGCAAGAGCTATAGTGTTGTGCGTATATCTAGCAGTGAAAGTTTCTTGTGCCTGATCGTAGTTGACACCAGATCCTTCCGCTTTGATGGCAGCGTTGCCGAAACCTGATAACATAACTTCTTCTTCAAAAGCTCTGTCAGATGTTTCTTTAATGAAGATTTCTTCATGCTCGCTGTCATAACGTTTATATTCAAGTCCAAACAGAGCGTTTAAACCTGGTTCTAGTTCTTTAACTAGTTGTGATCTTGAGATAGCCATAGTTTATATTCTCCTGTTATAGTAATTGATGACTCTTCGAAACTCTAACAATGAAATCTTCATTTGTTACAGCTTCCTCGTTACCTATGAATGGTGAAGTATTCACCACAGTCACTTGTCCATCGGCAGCAGCCGCTGAAGTAGCTAAACTAAGGTAAGCACCTGAAATACCATTGTTGGTATTACCTGCAGCATACACTTGATCAAAGCTAGTTCCAACCGCAGTTGTTCCTAGAGCAGTTCCCGTAGA